GAATTGATAGCTGTCAACGCCAACTTCAGCGCCTTCCCTTACACCAGCCTTGGCATTGCCAAGCTGCTGCCACACTGATGCTGATACTGTGTCCCACTCATCAGGCTTAAAGTTTCTGCGCAGTAACTGCAAACGGCCAATGCCATCTTTTGTGCCAGACAGCGCCATTTGGGCCGCTGTTACATCTAAGTTTTGATCAACAATCTTTTGCAGTGCAGGCAGATTAACTGTGCGGTTAAAACGCACATATCGGTCATGGAGCTTAATTGCTCGGCTTGCAATGTCACCAGACTGGTCAGCCGCAGAGATTACATCTTTGCGCAATGCGTCATACAAACGCGCAAGATTTGATGTATCTGAAAGGCCAGAAATATCAGGGCGATCTAAATCTTTACCAATACTTGTTCGCTCTTTTCTAAGAGCCGCAAATGGAACACCGCCAAAGCCAGATTGTGCATCAGCCACAACACGCATGGCCCGATCAATAACCGGCTGCAAAATTGGTCCAAGTGTTTTAGGACTTGTCGCAATTTCGGCTTGAAGTTGTGCAACCAATTGAGCTGTATTTGTTGCTGGGAATCTATTTTGTGAACCCACAGAGCTTTCAACAATATCGTCTAATTGCTCGCGTCTTTCAGCAAAGCGCTTGCCTGCAACATCTGCGGTTTCTTGCACAAATTTGCCAAAGCCACCTTTTTCTTTAAACATCACGCCAGGCGTGACCCCTGGTCCTTTAGATGCGCGTGAGAGTTGCTCTGCAATCTCTGTGGCGCGAGTACCCATGACATTGCCCATCTCGTCATACATTGGGCCAATGACTTGAGCGCCACCAGGCGTTTGCAACAGGCCAGCCTCAAGGCGCTGAATTGCAGGGCTTTGTGTGGCCACGCCAGCCGGCAATGGAATGCCAAGACGGGCGGCAGATTGCGGTATACCTTGCCTGATGCCTGCAATTTTTTCTTGGATTGGGGTCAATAGCTTTGGCAGTCCAGTCTCAACCAGCTGGCCAAAGCGCTGGCCTAAAGCATTGACTGTGATATCTTTGGAAACACCAGCGGCCTGCTCCACGCCTGATCGTGTCTCGGCAGTTGGGCCGCCATACTGCATACCCATCTCGTAGATTTTCTTGAACAATGCACCGCCAGCACCAGCACCACCAACCATGGCAGCCGGAGTAAATGGGGCCATGAGCGCAGCGCCAGTACCAGAGCCAACAAATTCTGCAATCTCTGGTCCAGCGCCAGCAATGTCACCCATTGTCGGCAATGGAATGCCAAAGAAAACGGGATTGTTTTCGTTCATCAGCGTTGGGCGCTTGGTCTTTGGGTCTGTATAGATGAAGTTGTCTTTGTCGTACTGCTGCGCATCGGGAAAGAATTTCCTAATGGTGGTCAGCTTGTCTTCGCCAGTGGTGGCAGCGCCAACAGCTGCGCGAACACCGACTGGTGCGCCAGTGGTCTTGTTGATGTCAGTGCCTGGTGGCATAGACTGAAGCATTCGAATGTAATCAGCCAGCTTTTGGGCTGCTGGTTTATCGTTGGCAGCGTCTGCTGCCGCCAAAGATTTATACAGTTCTTCTAGTGTTACATCAGCCATTTTTAACCTCCAGCGCCTGGGTATCGTTTAAGTATGTCACCAAGTCCTGGTGGCACTGTAAAGCGTTGAGGAATTGCTGGTGCAACTGGTTGCTGACCAGTTACTGGAACAGGGAATTGCCGGTTAATCATTTGCAATTCACGCTGCGCTTTTTCTTTTAATTCTGTAATTTTTGAATATACATAATCTGGACCACCATATCCTTTTAGATATGAAGACAGTTGAGTTGGATTAGCCAGCTGCTGAAGCAAAATTCTTTCATCTGGACCATTCAAAACACCAAGGTTTTGCAGTTCTTTTAATTGCAAAATTGAATCTTGGAATCGTGCTTCTTGCGTTCCTCCAGCTTTACCCATTCCACCGATCTGCATACCTTCTTGTTGAATGCTAGTTTCAAGTGCATTAAGAGAACCAACCAATTTTTCAATTGTTAATGCCTGTTTTCTAGCGTCTGTAACTTGACCAGAGGTTGGCGCAAATGGTGATGACTTACCGCCAGCACCTGGGAAACTACCTGGCTGCGCTTGCACTGGCCCACCAGGCGCTGCTTGAGCTGGCGCTGGAGCGCCACTAGGCATTTGAGCGCCAGCAGGGGCTGCACCACCAGCAGGGAGTGCTGGCAATTTGCCTTTGTAGGTTGGTCTTGCAAATGACGCAGGCAATGGTGCTGGCTGCTCATAAACAGTTTTAGTTGATCCATCAGGCTGCAGTTTTTCAACCGGCACAGGCTGACTCAAGATGCGATACGCCAATGCATATTCCGCAGTGTTTTCATCTTTATTTAATAAAGTATCATAAGCATTACCCTGCAAACTAGTTCCAAATGCACCCTCATATCCTCTGAGTAATTTTGGCTCATTAGTTCTGGTATTTAACTGATAAACGCTTCTAGGGTCTAGGCCCATAGCCGTCACTTCTTCCTTCTTCATTGGTCTAAATGTGTCAGCTTTCAATGACTCTTCAAAAATCTTTGGCAGCATTACCTTTGGATTAAATGCAGCAATTGCTCTTTGCTCTGGACTTAAATTAGCAAACATCCCGCCAGGGCGAATTGCACTAGGCTGCGCTGGTACAGCTGCTCTTGGGGCATCTGGCGCAAACACTTGCACACCAGGGCCATCAATGGCCGCTGGTGGCAAAGGCACTTGAGGGCCTGCTGCTGGTGGAACAGCAGCTGTAGGCGCTGTAGGGTATAGCTCTTGTCTCATGCGCGTGTTGAAATCTAGCTCTTGTTGACCCGCTGCTAGCTTTTGCTTTAAAAGCATTTGCTGAAATGCGTTTGTTGTGCCTTTCTCATAAGCACCTTGGCCAGCCTCAAGGGCAGAGCCAATAGCTTGGCCAAGACCAATACGCTGTGGGCCACGGCCACTTGCTTTGAGTAATTGAGCTGCTGCCGAAAGTGTTGACTGCAAACCTAATTGCTCGCGTTGCTTGGCCGTTAATAGCTTTTCAAGTTCACTATCACCACCACCAAACATATTTCCTAGAAGACCGCCTAAATCAAAGTCTGCCATTTTGTGTTCCTTATCTGCCCAAAAGGCCAAGCAAAGCGCCACCAGCCATTCCCAAAGGATTGCCTGGGAATAGTTTTGCACCAGCCAAAGCGCCACCTAAAGCGCCTGCTGCTGGGTTTGAATATTCTGGAGTCTGAGCCACCATGCCAAGATTGGCAGGCTGCGCACCGAGTGAAGACTGAACCACGCCAAGACGCTGGAGGCCAATGTTTCGGATCGCATCCATTTGTTGCTGGTCCAGAGCCTGACGCGCACCACCAGCGCCCATGACAGCTTGAGCGCCACCAAGACGCAATGCTTGTTGCTGTGCAGCCAAATTGCCAAGCTGGCTTGCACCGCCTAGCCTCAATTGCGCACCTTGCAAGCCTGCTTGCTGATTGGCAATGTCGGCTGCTGATCTGCGGCCAATGTCAGCCTGCTGCATGGCCATCGCCTGGTTGAATGCCTGCTCGTTCAGTTGAGTGCCAAGTGTGGCAGCCTGCTTGGCAAACCCTTGGTTTGTCAGAGCCTCGGCCACACCTTGGCGTGATCCACCAAACGCACGGGCAGCGTTTGCACGTTCACCAGTCTGCTGAATGGCAGCGCGTCTTGCAGATTCCAAGTCAGCCAATGCATTGGTGCGCACTTCGCTGGTGAATGGATTCATGTAGCTGCCAATTGAGCCTGGGCCTTGCCCCATGCTCAAATTAGTCTGCTGCGCTGTGATCTGACCAGGCTGATACACCCCGCCATAAGCGGCCATTTGGGCTGCCAAGTCTGTGCCACTGATGCCTGGGCCAGCGAGGGCCGTGTTGACCAGAGCCTCCTCGCCTGCCTGGTACATTGGGTTGTACCCAGCAAACTGCTGGACCGGCAATGCACCAGCGACCCCTTGGGCCTGCTGAAAGTTGGCCAAGAATGCTTCTTTGATCTGTGGATCAATGGAGCTTGTCGATGTAGTTGTTCCACCTTTTGACATATTGCCACCTTATCCGAGTAAAGACTTTAATTTCTTGGCAGGCACTTTGCCTTCATTGATCATGTCCAGAAGTCCACGGCCATACTTATTGACTGAAGACTTCTTGATCACATATTCGCCAAGATCAAGATTGACAGCGCCATCATCTGGACCAGGTGGATTCATGCCAAACATGAGGCCGCCATCGACCATGCCACCTTTGGCCATGCCGCCAGTGCTGCTTTGCTCAAGTCCTGTTTGTGTTGCAGCTGTTGTGGCCGCAGTCTCTGCCGCAGTCTTGGCCAAATTGGCAGCAGCGATCTGGTCATACAGACCAGGGTTATAGCCACCCATGGCTGTACCAGCGACCACACCAGCGTATGGGTTGCCCATGGGCTGCATCTGGCCCATGATCAGGCTGTAAGGGGATGCACCACCAGCCATGACGGCTGGGTTGTATTGCGCACCAGGGGCAATGGATTGGTAATTCTGAAAGTTCTGTGCAAAGCCTTGGGTCGCATTGGCAAATGGCAATGTGCCGGCACTGGTCTGAAAGCCAGTGGTCTTTGTGGCTTGATCTGCTGCCAACTTGGCTTGACTGGCCAAATAGTCCTGATAAGCCTTTTGGTTAGCCGCAATTTGCTGTGCATTTTTAAGCTCATTTAAGCGCTGCTGCTCGGCCCAATTAGTCGTGTTGGTCTTTTGCTGTTCAGCCCATTTGATTTCATTTTGCTTTTGCTGATTGGCCCACTGCGCTTCACGCGCTGCCAGCTCATCCATGGCCGCTTGGTTGTAGGCAATTTCAGTCTGCGTTGTAGGCGTTGCCGCTTCCATGCGGGATTGAATAATATCTGGCGTTGACTGAGTGGCACGGGCCACATCAGCAGCGCTGATCTGATACTGATTCATCAAGCTCTCAAACTGGGCATCGCTCAAGCCTTGAGCCTCACCCTGTTTGATAGCGTCAACGATGTTCTTGTCAAACTGCTCTTGGCTGATGCCGTTAGCCAATGACCATGCTAGTGCTGGTGAAGTTGCCATTATTTTTCCCCTAAAGTTCCTTTGCCATTACAGACCACTGTGGACTGTAGCCCTCATCTTTTAAAAATGTCTTGGCCCAGCCTCTTCGGCCTGCCAAGGTCACTCTGGTGCAGCCAATAGACTTGCCCCAGGATTCGATCAATGGTCTCATCCTTGAGAGTTCGTCTAGGTCGCCACCAGCCAAGAAATAGTGCAAATTCTTTAGCCTGGGATAGACAACGATCTCGGTTAATACCACTGAGTCTTTGGCCGGCCACAGCTGTAATCTGTGACCCTCGACCATCTCAGCGACATCGTCAAAATTGTGTGTGCCTCCACTGTATTCTAATGCCGCCTCCACATGGTGGCGCAGTCTTTCCAGTTGTTCTTGGTCGCTCATCGCTTACCGGCTGGGATGGCCTCAAGCCTCATCACGCCAATGCGCCAGTCGGCCAACGTGTCACCAGTCACCCGCATATTGACTTGCCGGCCAGAAAACCTCACTGAAGTTGGGTTGGCTGCCGTGTATGGTCCAAATGACGATTGTGTGCCAGTGGGGTAATTTCGGGTTTTAAATGAAACCACCGCCTCACCCAAGGTCTGCTCATCTGGCACGACTTGTCTGACAGACATGATGTTGTCGCCATTGCCTAGTTGAACTGGACCAGTCTCGGCATAAAGGCTGGCGCTGTCATAGTTGTAGCCCACCTCATGCTCATAGATGTAACCATCGCTTGAGACCATCAAGGGATAAGTAAACACGCCAGAGTCAACCCCAGCGTTTCTGGCCAGTGTGCCAATGTTCCAGTGGTTTTCGCGGTAGTTGAAAGTGACATAACTGTCATTCTCATTACTGGCCGCACTTGGGTAATACCACCAAATTTCACCATACTTGCTGACATGGACCGCATAAATCTTAGATGCTTGGGCATAGTTGATGTTGGCAAAGATGTAGTCCGACACATCGCTTGGCAGTGGCTTGACATAGCCGTCATAAATCCAGAAGCCAGAATTGCTCATCCAAATGGCTGCCGTATCAATGGCCGCCACAGACTGGGCTGAAATGAGACCGCAGCCGCTTCCAGCCTTCTCAAAGCCATAGACAAATGGAGCGCCAACATACTGGGCCGTGTGGACATCCACATCTGTAAACAATAGATTCACACCCTTGACCCGCTTGCCAGCAATGAGTGAGCCTGGGGTGGCTAAGTCATAGTCGCCTGCAAGGTTGTCGCCTGCCGGTGTCCACTGGGTATTGTTCTCTTGGTCGCACCATTGCACTTTTCTTGGGTTCCCACCCGCGCCAAGGGCAAAGATAATGCGCTCTTGGGTGACTAAAACCGCCTTGTTGCCAGTGGGCGCATTGGCAATTGCTGCTGCCAGTGTAGGCGTTGAGAAACCCAATTGCCACTCATAGAGCTTGCCATCGGTGCTAGAGCAAGCAATCAAATACTCGCCCCATGTGTCGAGTGACCATGTGGTGGCGGCAATGGGTGTGCCGGTGTCAGGTCGTGCCACGCCATAGGCAAATGAGCCATAGGCGTTGTAGCCGTAGCCGGTCAGCACTGTGGAGCTTGCGTAGCCTGTGGTGAACCCAGTTGGCGTGATATCTTTCAATGTGCCAAGTGCATTCATCACATACAGCTTTGAATGCGTACCAGCTGCAATCCATCGGTCTGCACCATTGTCGCGCCAAGTGATAATGCCTCGGCATGAGCCTGACATCTGTGAGCTTGACCTGGTACGCCATCCATTGATGGGGCGCAGTGTCCCCTCATACCAGCGCACTAGGTTTGCGTCATACCAGCGGCCTGCTGCCTGGTACTCAGTACCATTTCGGAAAACACCTGGGGGTAGCTTTAAAGGTATGTACATGATGACAATTATGTAATGTTTGACACAAAGCTCATCGTGACGATGGCCGATGGAGTGGCTGGCCGTGTGGGGCTTGTTCCAGCAGCGTAATGCTCAATGGAGACACCAACATCGCTCACACGCCACATTATCTCAAGATAGTCAGTGCTGTCCATGCTTGCAAAGAAATTCATGGCAGCAATCAAGTGAGATGGATCGCCTGATGATTTTCTGGCTGGCATGGAAAATCTACTGTTTGAGTTGTCAATGTTTGTGCCATTCTTTCTAAACCAAATCTCAGCATCTTGGCTGTCATTGGTCGTGTTCTTA